GTTGCTGTAAGACCATGGTCCCTGCGAGTGAGTGCTGCACGACGAATCGTCAGCTTGACGAGGACCGCTTTGTCTGAGAGCTTAGATACGTTCATTGTGTTTCTCCTGTTCTTTCACGTAAAGGGCGTAGTAGTAATTCAAGCGAGCTACTGTCTCAACAACAGATTCGCCGTCGTATTTGTATCTGCGCAAGTTTTTTTCGTCGGCTGAGTCAAACCAATTTGAGATGCTGCCTTCAAGGATGCGCAACACCCTGTCGGTGTTGATCTTCTCTTTGTACTGCCGCACGAAGCGGCGGCGCTGCTTGGCGTTCATGTCAGAACGATATGTCTGGTATGTCTGCGTCTACCGTGGAGATAGGCTCCGACAATTGCAAGTCAGCCAACATGGCCAACAGTGTCTGTCCAACTTCTAACGGGTCTTGATTGGCACAGATGTACATGCGTTGGTGGCCGTTGTTGTAACTAATTGAACTCTTCGACGCCATAGATGTCAGAGGTCCGAAGAACGTAATGCCTCCGTTGTCTGGTATGTTGATTGCAAGCGTTACTTTCTTCATGTTAGTTCTCCAGTATTCCGAGCTCAGCTCGTAGTTCTTTGGCTGCTTGTTCCACCAGTGCGCGGCGGATTCCTGTGATCATCTCGTCTACATATTCACGAGTCTTGTAACTGCCGACCATATTTTTGATTTCGTTAAGGAGCGCCTTCTTGCATTCCTTCATAAACTTGTCCTTGGCGTCGGGTGTCAGCACCTCATCGACAGCTTGACGTACCCACATCTTGATCTTTTCCTTACCTTCGCTGGCTAGATAGTCTGTGAGAGGAGACTGGCGACTGTTGGTGCGGTCTACTTCCCACTTACCCCACCGATTGTCCAAGCCAAGTAGCTTCATGGTGACTTCGCGCTTCTGGGCTTCGAGGTCGCTGATGATCTCGCTCACTACTTCTTCAGCTTCTGTGCGGTCAGCCCGTTCGGTGGCTACGACTACGAACGCGTCTTTGAGTCGATTTGCGATCTCGCTGACGGTAGCTCTGCGAAGCTCGGTTGGTTCTCCAAGCTCGACTTTCTTTGGTGTTGCCATGTCATTGCTCCAGTGTGATGATTGCCACGGCGTATGCCTTGGCTGCTTTCAGAGAGCGGAACACCCTGCCCTCGTCGTTGTGCCTGACGAACTGGCAGTGCCACTTGCGATCAGATACCTTGACTACCCATGCAACAGTGATCTTGAAGTCCCTTTCTCTACCGACTGCGTCTTCAGTGAACTTCTTCTTTAGGTGGTGCTCGACTCGCCATACAAGGTTGTCATCCTCGTCGTACTTGCTGGGCTGCAGCTCTTCTTCCCAGACGTAGCTCATATGCTTAACCTCACCATTGCTGTAGTCCAAGCGATAGCGTCATCCTTTCGGGTGAACGTGGGTATGTTCGACAATCGCAGTGCGTTTAGCTCAGGTGACTGAGCACCGATGTGGACGTGCCACTTGCCCCAGTACCGTGACTTGGCGTCCGCATCGTAGGTGACGGTAGCTATTACTTGCTCTTCAGGTTTGCGGGTCGGGTTGTATGACCAGCTCACATCGCGCTTATAGTAGTACCGGTCGCCCTTGCGACCGGGTTTCTCCCACCTATAGTTGGAGTACATGCGGCTCATTGTCAGTGTGCTTTACATCAATACCTCAGCGTTCTTAGACGCCCACTCGACGAAAGCTCGACTGTGTTTGATGGTCGGCTGCAACTTGATCGCGTCCTTGGTGGCCATGACGTTGAACTCTGGCGACATACGCGACAGGTACTTGGACACGCGGTCGAAGTTGTCCTTGGTGGACTTACGAGCCAGCGCACCAGTCAGGGCGTACAGCGTTGCAGGGTCTTGCGGCACATCGGCACCTGCGGGATCGAGCAGGATGGAATCGACGTCAGGCAGTGACTCGTAGATACGTTTGAATCCAGTGTACTCAGCAGCTGCACCCTCACCTACCTCACCAGCGCAGTTGTCGAAGAACAGGCCATTGTCGAGTGCCTTGGGGATGAGGTTGACACGCTCCCAGCTACGAGGCGTAGGGTTAGCGAAGCGGTCAGCAGAGAAGTCAGACAGCAGGCCGGGGCGAAAGCGCAGGAACTGAATCAACACAGGGTCGATGTCATGGTCGAGCGCCCACTCTGTCCACGAGTCGATGTTCTCTTGGAAGTCGAAGCGGCGTGTGCGGTTGGCCAGCTTGCTGGTGATGCGGTTCGCCCCACTCTTATCTTCGGTTCGATTGCCTGTAGCAATGATGAACAGCTCGTCAGACAGCTTGAGGTTGCCAGCACGACGATCATATATGACGCCGCACAGGGCATTTTGCATGGGCACTGGTGCATCTGAGAGCTCTTCGAGGATCAACGCGCAGCGACCGACACCTGCACGCAGTTGATAGAACTCTTGGGGTGGAACCCAGCGGGTGAACTCGCCTTGGTTGTCAGGCACGCCCAACACGTCAACAGGGTCACGCAGGGACGCGGTGAACTCGACGACCTTGTCGGCCTCGATACCCAATTCGGCCACTACCTCACGGGCACATGCGGACTTGCCACCACCGGGAGCCCCGAGGATGAAGGGCACGACGGCGTTACCGCCTTCGACTTTGAATTGTTCCAGCACCGACGTTTTGATGTTTTGATAGTTCATGATTACTCCTAGGTTGAAAACTTGTTGCCCTTGCGCAGGTTATCTATGGCGGGAATTACTCTTAGATTGAAGTGGACGTGGAGCCCACACACATTGCGTCCTTGAAGTGGAACAACGTGGTCTACATGCCATTCAAAACCGGTTTGCTCGGTCATGTACTGGCGCGTTGTGTATAGCAGCTTGATGAGTGCTGCGTCTGCCCATGGGGGTTCTGCTCTGCGTGCCACCATCTGACGGTGTCTGACTTTTGCAAGCATGTACGCCTTGTTACGCTGCATCCAGTTGCGTTTGTGTTCTCTGTCGCGGTCTTTGTTTTCTTGCACCCACAAATCGTGCCTTAGCTTGATAGGCTGCTTGTTTGCGGACCTCCAAGCTTTTGACTTCTGTTTGCCTGCATTGCTATGTGCATACGCCAAAGATGAAATGCGTACAGTCTCAAGGTTCTTAGCGCGGTAACTCGCATCTTTGGTTTTTCTTGAGTCAGTGTTAGCTGACTGATACGCCACAGCTGCTGCCGTATTGCATTGCTTGCATGCAGGTTTGTGCCCATCTTTTGATTGGGCGTACTTGTGGAAATCAGAGAGCGGCTTTGTACAGCCGCACTTAGTGCAGGTTTTCATCTTGACCTCGATGACGCAGACCTTGAGGAACACTAGGCAGGTGGTGGTCTATTCCACTTTTCGCTCCGTCGAGCTAGCCCGTGTTGAATTTTTATTGTAGCGCATTTGATTTCCTTGTGTGTTGAAAGATAGTTGTGTAACGTCTGGATGCCTGCCCCCATGCGTGACGTCTGAACGATGGGGTAGCCGAATCTGAATTCTTATTGTGTGTATGTCGTCTTACTTGACGCTTACACGGTCACACGTCGATGTGTAACTTCTTGAGCACCAGCCCTGTGGTGGCGTTGTCTTCCACGTACTGCTTGGCCTCTTCCAGTGTGCGGAACGACCTTGGCATTGCATCGGATACGCTGCTATACAGGTTTGCATGAAAGCTTCCATACTTAGTTACAGGATGCGCATTGACTTGGACGTAGCCCACTTGGTTGATCACCAAGGGGCTTCTGCCACAGCCCCAGTCTTTGGCCATGACTAGGATGGAGTTGTTTAAGTGGCAGCGGAGGTATGCGTATGTGCCGTCCTCATGCGTCCCGCCTTCCCATGTGAATGTCATGTGTCCTCCTCATACTCTTGGTTACCTTCGAGTCTTTTGGCCACGTACTTGGCCAAGGATTCTTTGGTGTTGTGGATGAAGATCATCCCCCCGAACTCACAGTCGGGATCGCACAGCCCGGCGAACTTACCAGACACGTTTGCGCTGCCGTCACCATCGAACACGCAGCCATCGCATTCGCCATCTACATGCCATGGCACAGGCTTGTACCATTTGTCGTTGACTCTGATCTTAGTTCTCATGTGCCCTCCAGTTTTCTTTCAGCCAGCAAGACCAAGACCCGCTCTTGTGCCGCTTCGAGCGTGTCAAGATGCGGGCGCACACCTTCTCCACCGCCCATGAGGCGTGGCAGGTACTGACCTTTGATCTTGATGACATAACCTTGCGTTATGCCTTCGTCACTTTGCAGCCACCAGCTCGAGCCGCTACTACTAAGTGGTATCCATATCATGCGCCCTCCAGTTTTTGTAATACGTAGTAGGTAATGATGTGAGCCTTGGCGTCTTTGAGGTTGTCGAACTTCTTTGATGGGCCACCATGGGCGTTGATGACTGAGACAAAGGTGTGGTCGATGATGTCTTCTCGTACGTACCCAAGCAGGCCATCAGTATCTTCACCGTCACCATCCATCAGGTCATGCCAGCGGTAACGCATCTCGGTGCTTATGTAGTCGTCAGTCCACTTCATCCCGGCCTCCACACCATCATGTCCATGAACAGAATGGCAAAGCCTGCGATGTACGCGGCTATCAGTACGATCAATCGTTTCTTCATACACCCTCCAGTTTGTTTGCTATCTCAATGTGTTCGCCATACCACACAGTGGTGATGGCGCACTGCCGATCCATTAGTATGTCTTCGCAGTGCGTCTCGCTATGGTGGTTCTGGCAGCCACGACACGGCGTGTTCGGGAACATAGCTCGTATGTAAACGACGTCGTACTCCCACACGTTGGGGTCATCTGGGTGTTGGCGTAGTCGCTTGGTAGGGTCGAGTTTGATGTTCACACACCCTCCAGTTTTTTTGCTATGACTAGCGCAAGGGCTTCGTCATTTGCTGGTTGCCACGCAATACCATCTCGGCCACAGCCACGCGGCATCATGTTGCATATAGAGTGATTACCACCACCAACGCAGAGCATGCAACCATTATCTTCGTCGTCTTCTATTGCGACGAACTCGTAGCTGTCCTTGGTGAACGTGTCACCGGGGGAGTAGTGTTTCATATGGCTTTACCCTCCAGTTTGTTGATGACGTTGAATGTGGTCAGGTGCTCTTTGGCCTCCTCCATGGATTTAAAGAATGGTGAACGGTAATGGGGACGCGGCGACACGAACTGCCACACATCACTGCCTACGTCATGCTCAATCCAAATGGATTGAGCATAGCGCCCATCCACGAACAGGTCGAAGAACTCCATTGATTCCGTATAGCTCAGGCCAGTGTTAAGTACCCACTCGGTGGTCATATGGCTTTACCCTCCAGTTTCTCAACCACGAGGTGGGCTCGGTACTCGGGGAACTTGGACGGTGCAACGAATATCACTCCCTCCTTACCGCAGTTCACTCGATTAAACAGAGTTACCTTACCTGAGTCACCCCCAGCTTCTGTTATGAGACTGCACGCGCCGTTCTTAGAGACCGGGCAGTAGAACGCACACCCTTCATGCGGGTTTTCTCCATTGAGTTCAGGCACTACCAGATACCAACGCCTGTTGAACTTTATACGTGGGTAGTAGTCCGCGTCCATTGGGGTCGGGTCTGGCGTGGTCATATGGCTTTCCCAAGTGCGTCTCTGACGTAGTCGTACATCAGTTTGTACGCTTGCTTGGGCTGTTTCATGCGCATCAGGTGGTGTATGCGCTCTAGGCGCTCCAGTGCGTCTTCCTTGGACAGGTAGTTGGTGCCGATCTTCAGGCCACGCTCCTCCACCTCGGCTACCAAGTCTTCATCTTCGATCTGCTCTAGGACATCATCTATGTCCACGCTAACAGTGATTGTCATATCAGGCTCTCCATTAATAGGGCCACTGCGGTTATTACCCACCACATCAGGGATACACCGATTGCCAGTGTGATGATCATCATGACCACCGTGAATGCCACATCTCCAATTGACATGGCATTGTTTCTGTGTGGGCAGTTACGCCCTTGGTCACAGTCTCCATTGCAGCAAGGTTTCATGCCAGCTCCCGTTGTTGAATTGTGGTGGTGTACCCAAGCTTCTTGATGATCTCAAGGTCTTGGGGCCTCAGCGTGGTGGTGCCAGTGAGTGCTGCGAACAGCTGTGCTGTCTTACACACCGGGTATACCTTGGCCACGCCATACACGTCCTTGATTCGGACGGTGATTGTTTTGTCTGTCATTTGAGTTTCCATTCGATGATGTAAAACACTACGGCGATTAGGGTGCAACCAATACTTAACAGCTTGGCGTCGTACTCCGGTACGTGTGGGGCCATGATTGCGATGGCGAAGATGAGGAACGTCTGAGTTACTGTCATGTCGGCTCCTTCTTGGCCTCAGCCACTGCGTCACGCCATAAGGCGTGGTCGTCCTCGGTTCTATCCGGGTACTTCTTCACGAGGTACGAGCAGCTCTCCATGAACTCGGGTGTGTATGTACGTGCATTGTGCATGGCGCACAGCTTGCGTAGAAGTTCAATGTCTTCAGGTGACATGGTGTTCTCCTTGGTGTGTATGTATACGTTATCTGCTGAACCGCTCAGCAAGATACTCATGGTAAGCCACCTCTGGGTCGTCTGACTCAAAGGGATTGAGGTGTGTATGTGTATACGTGTCCACCACGACGGGGTCGTCGTCCATGCCTCCATCAGGTGTGTATGTGTATACGAAGTGTTGGTGTGTATGTGCCATGACTTGCTTTCGTTGGTGTGTATGTGTATGTTCTTTGAGGGAACGGCCACGTGTGTATGCTTGCTGAAATCCAAAATTGTCGGGCTAAAAGACAAAATGGCAGGGGCTTGGATAGTAGGGTCCAAGGTGTGTATGCTCTGAAACCCGCATGGATAGGGGCTTGCAGAGGTGTATTAGGGTTTACCCTATGTGAATAATCCAATAATCCAAAATTTCTGGAGGGTCAGAGGGATTTTTAGGGTCTAGTTTTTTGCGGTGATTTGGTCGCGCCGCAGGCCCTCACGTCCATGACAACATTTCTATAGTACAAATTCTCTTAAAAACTTGGATTATTGGATTATTGGATTATTCGACTACCTAACCTATTGATTCTAAAGGAAAAGTAGAAATCCAAGTCTACTATCCAAGCCAAAAAGCTTGGATTATTTGAACGTGTGTATGTTCAATGGCCTAAAGCCATGTTACACTCCTGCCGTAGGCAGGAGTAGATGCAGCGAAACATGGAGGCCTAGTGTGTATACACACATTTATCCGCGTGGCTTGGAGCTGCGCTCGTGCCAAAAGCCCGTGCCCGATTCGCTTGGGGAAAGCTTGGGGTATCTGAAGCCCGTGGATTTTGCGGCCTCGTAAACAAAGGCTTGGCCGCCAGTGGACTTGGCCTGACGACTCGCATACCCGACACGTGTTGGTGTGTATAGGGGCACGGGCTTGGCTGGTGTTGGGCTGGTGTGGTGTTTGGCCATGGCCCCAGCGTGGACTAGATGAACTCGACTCATGACAGTTCCTTTCCCGTAATGATGCGATATATGGTGCGAAGGTGCTCCCGCTGAAAATTGGCGTTACCTATAATTCCACGGCGGCACATATCTAAGGCATTCATGTAATCAATGTATGCCTCAATCAGGTGCTGGTTTTGGTTGGGTTTCATGATGACTCCTTTAAAGTAACACTCCAAAGCCCACGTTATGGGCTTCAGGCTGACACCTTAAGACAGCGACACTCGGGCGTTCATAGCCTTGGCACTGTGAAAATCTGCGCTGGCTTGCAAGAGCATGTCCATAAGCTCACGGTTACGAACTTGCACTTCGCCGTCTTTGGCCATTGTCTCGACCCGCTTCATGAACTTGTCGAAGGCTTCGGACACGTCGAAGACCGACACGACCTTTTCTTCTGGTTTGGCCTCTTCCCAAGCAATGGCCATGAGGGTTTCTTCAAGTTCTTTGGCATCAATGCCACGCATGGTTTTTGCCCTGTCAGCATCGAAGCTAAACTTGTCCTTGCCCTTGGCAATGAACATGCAGGTGTTGGTCTCGAACCATGCACGCAGCGAGGCTTTACGCATACCCTTACCCAAGGCATCTACGAGTTGATCCGCAAGAGTCACGTCCCCATGCTTGACAGCGTGGAGAGCGCAACCAACTGCGGTTGCTTGAATGTCGGCGGTTAACTTCTTGGCTGTCTTGCCAATTTGACCGATATTCTTGAGGATTTGTGCTTTTTCCATGATTTACTTTCGTTGGGTTGATTGAGCTTTGATGTAAACCCTAGTATTAAGATTTACACTCAAGCCCCTTGGGAGGGCTTCCGGGAATTAGCGCCCCCGGTTGTTGGCGCTCGGTTAGTTGCTTGGTGGGTCAACCTCAAAAAGACCCCGATATAAATTTATAGCCCCTACGCACATTGAGTCATCTTGCATACTCGCAATGATCGGCAACTACTTGGATTCTCAGGACACGCCCACTTCCGGCGACGCGATGAGTCCAATCCTGCTAGGCAGGTTGCGGCATGACACCCGGCCCGGCTTAACCCGTTGGCGTGTGACTATCCACGTATCCTCGGCTTCGCGCTTCTACCCGCACTGGGCTTGGCGTGTCACCTACTCGACACCTCAGCTATTCGCCCCACCTGCCGCTGGACGCTGAGTCTCTCCACTGTAGGCAACCTTGATAACTCAGAGTCCCTACACCCTAGGCATCCTTGATAGCCCGACCACCCCCCACAGGCCCCCCACACCCCCACCCCGCCCGCCCCACGCCTACGACTGCCAGACTCAGCATGACCAAAATTAACGACATACACACGTTATTTCGTACCCAAAAGTACTAAAATTATCCCCGCCACCCCATAAAATCGCCCCAAAAAATTAAAAAAACCCCTAAAATGTGTGTATACACACCAAAAAAGGACCAAAAATGAAGCGATGGAACCTGTTTTTAGACGACGAACTGCTGGAAAAAACCAAGAAATTGGCCGCAAAAAAGCGCGTTCCAGCTGCTGATGTGGTCAGAATTGCCTTGGAAAAGTATCTGCAAGCAGTGGAAGCACATGAAAAACGCTTGGCGGAGGCCGCAAATGTCGCTTGATGACTACTCCTTGGACGACGTACCGTTGGACTACAAGCCCTCGACCGTCTCGTTTCCGCAGATCAGTGATGAGATGGTGTCTTCTATTGCACTTGGCATGGAGGATGAGCTTGTCGTGGCAGCACGTCATGGCCTGAGCGTCGAGAAATTCCGAGAACTGGAGGCCCAGCCTTGGTTCCAGCTGCAGGTTCAGGTCAAGCGATCTGAGTACGAGAAAAACGGCATCACGTTCAAAGCCAAAGCGGCATGGATGGCCGGTGAGTTGCTCGATCAGGTGTACGTACAAGCGTCAGGGTCGGATGCCAGCCTGAATCAGAAGCACGACGTGCTGAAGACGCTGATCAAAGCTGCGGGGCTTGAGCCGAAAGAAGAACGGGCCAAGGATGTCGGGCCGGGGTTCACGATCAGTATCGACTTGGGCGGTGGGCACAGCGTCAGCCTGAGCAACCAGCAGGGACTTACACCCGTTACACTGGACACAGAGGTCAAGGAGATCAAGTGAGTTACATGGGAAACCTGACGCAGGGGATGGTGGACGAGATACTGGCCGTGATCCACAAGTACGACGAGACCGTAATGCTGGCAACGGCGCTGGGGTGTCTTGACATCGTAAAAGCTCAGCTCTTGCAAGAACATATGGATGACGACGATGACTGACATTATTGACTTTGCCAAGGCTAGGAAAGAACGTGAGCCGCATGTAGCTGGAGAACTGTTCTGCCAAGCATGTGACCACGAGTGGACCGCCGTGTGGGAGCCGGGCACCATGGAGTTCGAGTGCCCCGAGTGCAATAGCATGCGTGGGCGCAGCAAGTTTGATGTGGCACCGGCACCGGAGTCTCAGGTGTGGTCTTGTCTGCTATGTGAAAACCAGCTGTTCCACCTACTGAAAGACCGCATCCACTGCCCGCGATGCGGGTGCCAGTGGGACTACGAGGAACTAACATGAGCGCATACAAACCCACCGAGACCCAGCGGAATTTCATGCTGGACGAATCCTACGTACGCGTGTTGGCAGGGCCGGTCGGCGGCGGTAAGTCCGTTACGTGTGTACATGAGCTGGTGCGTCTATGCTGTGGCCAGAAGCCGAACGCCAAAGGTATCCGCAAGACTCGGGCGATCATTGTGCGTAACACGGCGGACCAGCTGGCTCTGACTACAAGGAAGACGGTGTTCGACTGGCTGCCCCCGGGAGAGGCGGGTATCTGGAAGGCTGTGGAGAAGACGTTCATACTCATGGCCAAGCTGCCAGACGGCACACAGGTAGAGTCGGAGTGGATTTTCATCCCATTGGATACGCCAGATGACGTGCGTAAAGCGTTGTCGTTGGAGACTACGTTCTTGTGGGGCAACGAGAGCCGAGAGCTCAACAGTGAGGTTGTGGATGGCCTGCTGTCGCGTCTGAACCGATACCCGTCTGCTAAAGATGGTGGGCCTACGCGCTCATGTGCGCTGTTCGATACCAACATGCCAGACGAGGACACATGGTGGCACGACAAGATGGAGAACCCGCCGTCGAACTGGGCCGTGCACAAGCAGCCAGCGGCGATCATCAAGCCCGAGGTGTACCTTGAACGGTTTGGTGAAGAGCCTGAAGAAATCCTGCTGGACAAGGACGAGAACGAGTGGACGGTAAACCCAGAGTGCGACAACTACAACCACCTGCCCAAGCAGTACTACCCGAACATCATCCCCGGCAAGACAGAAGACTGGCTGCGTGTGTACCTGCGGTCGGAGTATGGCCGCAGTCTGTCGGGCACCCCGGTGTACGAGAAGACATACACACACGATTTCCACGTGTCCAAGGAGCCGCTCAAGGCGATCAAGAGCCAAGACTACCCAGTGATCATCGGGCTGGACTTTGGTCGTACGCCTGCAGCAGTGTTCAAACAGCGTGATCCACGCGGGCGCGTAGTTACTCTTGGTGAGCTGACGTCAGAGAACATGGGCATAGAGACATTCCTGCGGACGAAACTGAATCCGTACGTGGCCAATAACCTGCAGGGCTGTACGTTCCTCGTGGCTCCGGACCCAGCCGGGTACGCCAAGCAGCAGCAAGGTGAGATGTCGCTGGTGGATATTGTTAGGCAGGCGGGGTTCAAGTGCGTCAAGCCGCCGTCAAACGACCCGGAGAAGCGCATACAGGCTGTCGAGCGCTTGCTTGTACAGCAGTTGGAAGGTAAGGCGATGTACGTGATCGACCCGCGATGCACACAGCTGGTCAAGGGGTTCCGGTACGGGTATCGGTACAAAATCAAGAAAAGCGGCGAGATGGAAGACAAGCCGGACAAGAATCAGTTCTCCCACGTCCACGATGCCAACCAGTACGCCGACTCAGTAATCGACATGAACCTCAGAGGGGCTGGGCTGCAGACGGGTAAGCGCGAGGTGAAAAAGTCCTCGTACGCCTACACTTGACCCCTTGACATGGCAGCGTACAATCGGGTAACTCTTGGAGACAGTTATGTCTTTTTTCTACCCGTCAACCACCTCTGAGGGGCGGCATGAAGATTTCAACCTTCAGGTGGCTAGGGGGCAAATTCCCGGCCACAGCACGCTCAACATTTACGGCTACCAGCCAGCGGTGTCTACTACGTTTGTACCTGTGTGGGAGAACGCTGGCTTGTATACATATCCGGTTAGTGCGCAGCAGATGAATCTGTCGAGCAGCAACGGCGACACAGCGGCCATCACGATCAACGGGTTAGATGCCACATACAACATGATTTCTGAGAGTGTGGTGCTTACCGGCACCACACCAGTCACTACGGCCAACTCATACTTGCGGATTAACGGTATGTTTGTGTCCGTCGGCAGTGCGACTAATCCCGCTGGGGTTGTAACTCTGAAGAACATCGCTGGTACAGTGACCTACGCACAGATTAACGCAGGAGTAGGTCGCACACAGTCCGCGATCTACACCGTCCCTGCAGGCCACACGTTCTTTCTAAGCCGCATCGACATCCACACCTCACTCAACGGCAACGACTTCTGTACATACCAGAACCGTACGGCCAGCCCTGCTGGTGTTGTACAACTCACACAGCAAGCACCGTTTGCGATCAACTACCATACGCAGCGCGTGATGCCTCGTCCATTTCTTGAGAAGACAGACATCCAACTCATGGCCAAGGTCCAGTCTGGGACTGGCGCTGTTAGCATCTCGCAGGAGGGTTACTTGATTAAAGGCCCGTCAGTATCTGCACCCGGAACACCTTGGATTTAAAAGGCATACTTATGGCCACAGGCATCGCACTTATCCCCGTCGCTCGCAGCTCAGACCTTGAGCGAGAGTCGCAAAAACGCAACACGGACATGCAGGCTACACCTGTGATCCAAGGGTTGGCTGCGCACGCACGTAAGCGCTGGGAATCCTCACGCGAAGCCAAACGGACCATCGAAGAGCGCATGCTGCAGTGTCTGCGCCAGCGCAACGGTGAGTATGACCCTGACAAATTGGCGGACATCAAGCGCCAAGGCGGCTCGGAAATCTACATCCAGCTGTCCTCAGTGAAGTGCCGCGCTGCTACGAGCTGGCTGCGAGATACCCTGCTAGGTGTTGGCTCTGACAAGCCGTGGAGCCTTGAAGCTACACCCGAGCCCACGCTGCCCCCTGAGATGGTCCAAGAGTTGATGGCCAGTATGCAGCAGCAGTTGCAGGTCATGATGGAGCAGGGCTTGGCCATGCCAGACCCGACGCAGTTGCGCGAAGCCGCAGCTCAGATGAAAGACGCAGCGATGCGCCGTCTGCGCGAGGAAGCCAACGAGCGCGTTGATCGCATGGAACTCAAAATGGAGGACCAGCTCATCGAGGGTAACTGGACTGACGCACTGAACGCGTTCTTGGACGACATCGTGACGTTCCCCTACGCTGTGCTCAAGGGTCCGGTCAAACGCAAACGCAAGACCATGGCTTGGCAGAACGGCCAGCTGGTGCCTTCGGAAGAGATTCGCAACGAGTGGGAACGGGTTGATCCGTTCATGCTGTACTGGGCACCGTGGGCCTCGGATATTCAGGATGGCTTCATCGTTGAGCGCCACCGCATGACTCGCGAAGACCTGCAGGCCCTGCTGGGCGTGCCCGGGTACAACGACGACGCGATCCGCGCCGTGCTCAAAGACTTCGAGCTGGGCAATCTCAACGAGTGGCTGTGGACTGACAGCGCTCAGGCTACGGCTGAAGGCAAAGACACCACGCAGACCATTTTTACGACAGACCTGATCGACGCACTGCAGATGTGGGACAGCGTCAAAGGCAGCGAGCTGCTCACATGGGGACTGTCTGCCAAAGAGATTCCTGACCCGGACCTGAACTACCCCTGCGAAGTGTGGCTGGTCGGCTCCACGGTGATTCGCGCTGTGCTGAACTACGACCCGCTGGGCCGCAAGCCGTACTACGTGACGTCTTATGAGCGAGTCCCCGGCGCGGTGGCTGGCAAGGGCGTGACTGATCTGTGCCGCGACTCCCAGAACATGGTGAACGCCGCTGCTCGCAGCTTGGCCAACAACATGGGCATCAGCTCTGGCCCGCAGGTGGGCGTCAACGTGTCGCGCTTGCCCCCGGGCGAAGACATCACCGAGATGTATCCTTGGAAAATCTGGCAGTTTCAGAGCTCTGAGTTCAACGACGGCTCGCAGCCCCTGCAGTTCTTCCAGCCAAACAGCAACGCTCAGGAACTCATGGCGGTGTTTGAGAAGTTCTCAGCCCGTGCCGACGAGGACACCATGATCCCGCGTTACATGACTGGCGACCCCTCGGGTGGCGCTGGCCGTACGTCGTCTGGCTTGTCGATGCTGATCTCCAACGCCGGTAAGGGTATCAAGCAGGTCATCAGCAACATCGACCGCAACGTGATCGTGCCGTCCATCGAGCGTTTGTATCAAGACAACCTGCGCTACAGCAAAGACCCAGACCTAATCGGCGACGTCAAGGCCGTGGCCAAAGGCGCGACAAGCTTGGTGGTCAAGGAAGCCGAGGCAGTTCGCCGCAATGAGTTCCTGCAGATCGTGCTCAACAGCCCAGTGGCCCAGCAGATTGTGGGTATGGACGGCGCGGCAGAGCTTCTGCGCGAGCAAGCTCGCAACTTGAGCGGCAACGTGAACCGCATCGTGCCGGATCGTCCGACACTGACAGCCATGCAGACGTTGCAGCAGCAAAACGCGCAGCTCCAAGAGCAGTTGGCCGTGATCATGGGCGAACTCCAAGGTGGTGCACCCGGCACGCCCGGGGCTACTCAAGGTCAAGCGCCTAAGAACATGTTGCCGGATGGCAGCCAAGTTGGCGGTCGGGAGGGGAATTTTGTCTCTTCGCGCCCCAACGGGGTTTGACTTTTATCGAAATTGTTGTATAGAATCCACACATGAAGATTTTTGTAGGCCAAAAGCCTGACCGGCAGCACATGCAAGCGTTAATTCGATGCAAGCTGCAAGAAAACGAGCCGCTACTGGCGCTGTTCCGAACCAAGCTAGAGGAGACCAAAGTCTCTTTGATGCAGGCAGAAGAACCGCACCGACTGTACCGCCTCCAAGGTCAGGCTCAGGCCTTATCAGATTTCCTCGAAGCGGTTGAAAAATCGTCAGAGGTCTTTGACCGGATCAAGTGATCCGATTTTGTAAATCCGAGCAAACCATTACGCAGACGGCAGACCGCAGTAGGAGCCTGAAACGGAGTTGGAGCCCAAGGAGAATTGAATGGCATTGCCAAGACAAGTAGAAGCTCAGTTACGTGAACTGGAAGCACTGGAAAAGCAGCTGACCGACGCTCAGAACCCCGAGCCAAAATTAGCAGAGCCTCCCCAAGACCCACAGCCCGCGCCTGCAGAGCCAAAGCCTGTTGAGCCGACGCCGACACCGACTGAACCAGTTGTAGCGGAAGAGAAATGGGAGCAGAAATACAAAACCCTCAAGGGCATGTACGACGCCGAAGTTCCTCGCTTGCACGCAGACCTGCGTGATCTCAAGGCCCAAGTGGATAACCTCCGCAAAGCCTCCGAGACCAAGCCAGTTGAGCCTGCTAAGCCCAAAGCTGCTGAGAAGTTGGTGACTGATGCTGATGTTGAAGCATTTGGTCAGGACCTTATTGAGGTCCAGCGCAAAGTTGCCCGTGAAGTGGCAGCAGAGTTTCGTGGTGAGCTAGACGCCATGCGTGCCGAGAACGATAAGCTGCGCGAGCAGTTGACCAGTACCGGTACTCAAGTGTCCGAAGCAAGTTTTGAGCAGCGTCTGTACCGTATGGTGCCGGACTTTGAAGCAGTCAATGCTGACCCCAAGTGGATCGCATGGCTCAACGAAGTTGACCCGCTGATCCGAGCCCCCCGAGCTTCTGTTGCACAGCAAGCGTTCAACCGAGGCGACGCTGAAGGAGTAGCACACTACGTGGCGATGTTCAAAAAGAGCGTCAAGTCAGTAGAGCCAACTGCCGACAAGACCACTGAGCTTGAACTTCAAATTCAGCCGAATCGTGGTGCCACAAGCACACCCCCTACCTCTCAAAAAGGTAAGGTCTACACCAACGCAGACATTGAAAAGATGTTTCGCAGGGCGACTGATCTGGGTATCAAAGGGCGCAGCGATGAGGCAAAGAAACTTGAAGCTGAAATTGATGCAGCGTTCACAGAAGGTCGCGTAATCGCGTAATCCGTGGGCAAAGTATCTACCCCAACCTGTTTTTAATTTAGGAGGCCACCATGCCTGCAGTTTATCCCGTCTCCGGTGGCTTCGCCACCAACCCCTCGTACTCCGGTGCGTTCATCCCCACCCTGTGGTCGGGCAAGTTGCTGGCCAAGTTCTACCAGAACACCATGCTGTCGGAAATCGCTAACACCGATTACGAAGGCGAGTTGAAGAACCAAGGCGATACCATCCGTATCCGTCTGGCTCCCTCCATCAGCATCTCTGACTACACCGTTGGCCAGAACCTGTCGTACGAAATCCCCACTCCTATCTTCCAAGATATGCAAGTGAACAAGGGCAAGTACTTCGGCGTGCAAGTCAACGACGTGCTGGCCTATCAGTCCGACATGAACTTGATGAACATGTTCACTGAAGACGCAGCCAAGCAGTTGAAGATCAGCATCGAAAACGAAGTGTTCTTCAACAACATGGTCACTGAAGGCCCTGCCGCTGCCAACGAAGGCGCTACCGCTGGTGCTATCTCTGCCGCATACAACTTGGGCACTGACGTTGCTCCTGTTGATCAAGCCACTCCTGAGAACGTCTTGAAGGCTATCCTGCGTATGTCCACAGTGTTGGATGAGCAGAACGTGCCTGAAGATGGTCGCTGGTTGGTGATCAGCCCCTATGACCGCCACCTGTTGATGCAATCCAACATCGCTCAAGCCTACTTCACTGGCGACGCTCAGTCGACCATCCGTAGCGGCAAGATCGGTATGTTGGATCGTTTCACTGTGTACGTGTCCAACTTGCTGCCTCGCGGCGCTGCTGGTAAAGCTCTGGTTGCTGGCCTGACCGACCCTGCCACTGGCGGTGCCGTGTCGAACGCCAAGGCCCGTCGCTTGATGGTTGCTGGTACAAAGGCAGCAATGTCCTTCGCCATGACCGTGAACAAGACCGAGCCACTGCGTAACCAGACTGACTTCGGCGATATCGTCCGTGGTCTGGCTGTGTATGGCCGCAAGGTTGTGAAACCTGAAGCCTTGGTCACTACCATCGTTGGCTCCGCCACCTGATTGGTGACACAATAAAGGGGCTCTTCGGAGCCCCTTTTACATTCTGGAGAACAAATGAACGTAATCGACCTTATGGTTCGCCTAGGTGGCGAAACCTTGAACAACAAAGTCCGTGTAGTGGTTGACGGCAAGATTGTCGTCTTGGCTCGCATGATCGGCACCGAGTGGGAATACACCCCTGAAGGCCAAGAGTTGGCTAACAAACACTCCAACCAAGTCGTGGCCGAAGCCAAGGCAACCCGCACTCGCAAGCCTAAAGATGTACCTGTTGAGCCCGTTGCGGTAGAATTGGCTAATGTAGAGCCTGAACTGTGAGGTAGACCATGGCCACCGCAAAAGTTGTAGACCTCGTCTCTCGGGCGCAGACGTTGCTCCAAGACACCACATCTGTACGGTGGCCTGTATTGGAGCTACAAGGATGGCTCAACGACAGTTACCGCGAGACTGTCAATCTTCGCCCAGACGCCAATACGGCAACTGGCGAGTTCACCTGCGCTGCAGGGGCGCGACAAGTCGTGACCACCACGTTTGCTTCGGCGCTTCGCGTCATTGAAGTCGTGCGAAATACGGCTACTACGTCCGCCAAGGGCGCAGTCCGCTTGGTCAACCGCCGGATGCTCGATGACCAGCGCCGCAACTGGTATGCAGAGACTCCGACTGTAGACATTCAGCACTACATGTACGATCCGCGCCTGCCCAAAGAGTTTTTGGTGTACCCACCAGCCTCGACTGCGGCCCGCCTTGAAGTGGTCTACTCGTCTGTGCCGCTGGCGCACACGTTAACTGAAGCTCAGCTGATTAATCCAACCACTGCGGACGTCATCCGCATCGACGACAGCTACTTCAACGCACTGCTGGACTACGTGCTGTACCGCGCATACAGCAAAGACGCAGAGTACACAGCCAACGCGCAACGCGCCGTGGCCCACTACCAAGCCTTCCAGAATGCTTTGGGCGTCTCCGCTCAGACTAACGCTGCGTCGCAGCCGGGAGCCGCTTAATGGCCAAACTGTGGGCTGACTTCATACCGCTGCTGGCCCCGCATTTGCCCGGGTGTCCAGACCCCAGCTTGAAGCTGTATCTGGCCTCTACGGCCTCGGATTTCTTCGCCCGCACCTACCTGTGGCGTGAGGAAATCGACGCGATCTACGTGGCTCCCAACCAAGTTGACTATGACATCGACCCATTCACTGGATTGGTTGAGAACGTCATCTCTGTGGTGTACGGCGATTCTACGCTCACGCGCACTGACATACGTTTGATCGGCGCTGAAAAGTTGTCAGAAACTGGCGAGCCACGCGAGTATTGGGTGCAAGCAGACAACAGCATCCGCGTCTTCCCAACACCAGAGAAAAACACAGTTCTCAAGGTGTACGCCGCCCTCAAACCAAACCGCTCTGGGACTGGCGTTGAGGACTGGATTTACGAGACTTTTGCGGATACCATCGTCAGCGGTGCCATCGCGCAACTGGCCATGATCCCCGGAAAAGAATGGTCCGACACCGCGCTCGCAGGAATGCACAAGGGGTTGTACGAGCGGGCTATCACAAATGCCCGAATTCGCGATTTCCGTGGTGTTCGGATGATGGTGCGACAGCGCCCATCAGCATAATAAATTTTTCGTGAGGCGTTAAATGAGCATTCCAACCGTAGCAGTCACCTGCACAGCTTACGACCAAAACGGCAACGCTGTCGCTGGCGGTACTTTCCGTGCTCGTCTTAACAGCACTGAGATTTACAACGGCTTCGTTGTTCCTGAGCAAGTAGTTGGTGTGGCCGATGCCAATGGAGTTTGCGTTCTGCAACTCTGGCCCAACGCTTTGGGTGTTGCCGGATCGGCGTATCGCATCACAGCGGTCAACCCAGACACCGGCCAGAAGTACTTAGACACCACTGCGGTTGTGCCCAACAGCGCCTGTAACCTGCACCAGATCATCGTAGCAGCCCCATACCCTACGGTTGACGCTTCTCAGCAAGCCCTTGTCGCTGCTCAAGCTGCTCTGGCCCCTGTGACTGCTCAGGCCGCCGCTGCTGCTGCATCTGCCACCAACGCTGCGACTTCTGCTACGGCTGCTGCCACCTCGGCCACTGCCGCTGCGGGTTCCGCCAGCACTGCAACTACCCAAGCAGGTATTGCTACGACCCAAGCTGGCACGGCTACAACACAAGCTGGTATTGCCACTACCCAAGCAGGTACTGCAGCAGCTCAAGCAAGTACCGCAACGACCCAAGCAAATACAGCAACAACTCAGGCAGGCATTGCTACCACCAAGGCATCCGAGGCTGCTACGTCTGCGTCTACAGCGACAACACAAGCAGGCGTTGCGACAACTCAAGCCGGTATCGCTACCACCAAGGCATCCGAAGCTGCGACATCCGCCGCCAACGCAAACAACTCGGCTTTTGCTGCTGGTTTGAGTGTTGACGCAACAACCGCCGCCAAAAACCAAGCAATTTCGTCGGCAAGCGCAGCGGCAAGTTCTGCTACGGCGGCGGCTGGTTCTGCTACCGCAGCGGCTACGAGCGCAAGCGGCGCTTCGTCTTCAGCCTTGACAGCCACCACACAGGCAAGCACTGCAACGACTCAAGCAGGTCTGGCCACAACCGCTGCCACCACGGCTACGTCCAAGGCCAGCGAGGCCTCTACGTACGCAAGCAACGCTTCGGCCTCGGCGAATACGTCAACCACACAAGCAGGCGTTGCTACGACTCAAGCAGGTATTGCCACCACCCAAGCCGGAGTTGCTACGACTCAAGCCGGTATTGCGATTGCCAACGCCAACGCCGCGTTGTCAGTGTATGGCTCAGTTACTGCCCAACAAGCCTCGGTCACCGCTGCTCAGAACGCCGCAACATCCGCAACCTCTTCTGCTGCCGCCGCCAACACCAGCGCAGGCAATGCCAGTGGTTCAGCTGCAAATGCACTAGCGATTTACGGCACGGCTGCTGCTCAGCAAGCCGCCCTGATCAACGCACAAGCCGCTGCTTCGGTGGCTCAAGGCTTTGCCGCCAGTGCTGCCAGCGTGGTCCAGCAAGACCTTTCAGGCGTTAACTCAGCAGCATTGCATCGTAGCCCTAACGCTGTGACTGCAATGTTCCTGTACGACACCAGCAAAGATTCTGACGGTGGTGCATGGACTGAGCGTTGCCAGCACACCAGTTGGTACAACGAGGCTTTGACGGGTAAGTGGTTGGGCGCTCGGGATAGTGAATTTCAAGCTAGAAATTCAGATTCCATTGTTAGCGTGGTCGAATCTGCAACTGATGGTGGTTTTGATTCCGCCACTGGTTGGTCGCTAGATGGTGGTTGGTCGGTTGCTGGTGGCAAAGTTATTGCCAATTCAGCGACAAACGGTGGAAATATTTATCGTTCCATGAGT